TTCCTCTAGTCGCAATAGATTAGATTAAAAACACAAAACCAACACTCAAACATGAGTCTTATGTTAGGGAATCTCACAATACCTGACATTCGTAACCCCATAGTGAAACTTTTTACTAGCACTTTTAGCAACAACAGTACACTAAAAGCGCCAGTCCACATATTAACAAACTTGTTAAATTTTGTACATCGTACACTAACACATTCTATTTCATCATTCTCTGTAATTATTACCAGTCTGCAGACTGTAACATTAATTTCTAATGTCCTAACAGCAATGCAAACTGTCGGAGACGTGGCCGTAGTAGCTGCTAATAGAATACTATCGAAATTCTTGGGAAAGATGATTTTATTATCAGACCCTAGAAAGATTAATATATATCTTATATTGTTAATCTCCTTAGTAGTGTATAGATGTAGACAATCTATAAAACATTTTGTAATTACAAACTTACCTGTAGAACCCTTTAAACAGTTAGACTCTAAGAGAACTGTTCTCCGGGAAGTGTTCAGAAACACTCCTGTTGAGAAAGGATATACTAGTAAAAATGTACTCCATCCCGAACAGCGTAGATGCAGAACAGATTCAATTAATTTTTCAAAGTTACTGGCCTCATCATCTGGGTATGATTTATATAATATACAACCCAGGTTAGGACAGACAACAGATAATCATAGAATGGTACATCATTGGATAACTGATACAGAAATTCCCCAGAAAGATGACCAAGTAACAAATAATATGATAATAACCATGTTTGATTCTGACTATTATGAAGATATCAATCATCAATTGAAAAAGAATTACGCTCCACATCTAATTTACCACCACTCTCCAGTAGATGCAGCATCTCCTAAAACATTAGGAGCCCCATCTCATACATTTGAAAATGATATGATAATTGTCAAAGACAATGGGTCTGTGCGCTATGATAACTACTTATGGGACTATAATACAGAGGAAATTTCCTTCATGCGTTTTGGAAAATATTTTATACCAGAACACATATCATACCAAATAGAAACCAAAAGAGTGAGTGAAACTCATGCCCTCACATTAATTATGCCAAGAGTTAAATTCTCAGGCATAGGGAGCTTTATAGCACTTGCTAGATATTGGATAAAACCAATTGAAAGAGTAAAATTAACTGAGGGAGAATTCACTAGGATGAGAGTGATTACTGAAAGTGAGGATTATATATCCATAGCTAAACAGAAATCTTACAACTCCGCACGTATTCCAGTAGAACAACTTGAACAATTACAATGGCTTCATGCAAACGCAAAAATGCCTATCACATTGCCAAAAATCAAGACAAAAACACAATTAAATGATAATCAAGTAGCAATAATACAAGAATACATAATTAAAACAACGGACAGAAATTCCTCTAAAATCTATACTAACTATAAGGTCGAATATGGATCAAATGCATATCAAATGTATCCTGATACAGCGAAAATAGACCCCAAACCAAGTATGATTTCTTTTATGTTTCCAGTTTCGAATGGAGCATTTAGTCCAGCTAGAGAGACTTCATCTGAAGTAAATAGCATTGAAGGTAGACTTACTAAATTACAACAAGATGTAAGGATTACCCCCAAACATTACAAATATATGGAAGCTTTTGTAAGACGGTTGATAACGGATGATCTAAAACACACAGCCCATCCTGAAACAGTAGATTATGTTTTTGAAGCCCAACCCAGACCAAACCAACAAAGTATATTAGAAAATGCAGTTGAAGAAGGTCCAGGTATGCCATATGTTTCCACCTTTGTTAAAAAGGAATGTTATGGAAAAATTGCAGATGCTAGAATCATTTCAACTGAGAGACCACATGACAAATTGGTTTGGAGCCAGTTTCAATATGTACTAGCAAGACTATTAAAGAAACAATCATGGTATATGTTTGCAAAAACTCCCCATAAAATAGCGAATAAATTAGCCAAATTAGCTAAATTAGCTAGGGAAATAAACTGCACTGATTTTAGTAGAATGGATGGAAGAAAAACCATTGTCACAAGAACATTTAATTTAATGGTGATGATGAGATATTTCCATCCTTCTCATCATAAAACTATATATGAACAGATGAAAAGGAAAATAAATTCCAGAGGCTCTACAGCTAGTTTTGACGAAGATGAATTTAAATTTACAACACTACTGGCACAAGCTTCAGGTTTACCTGATACATCCAATTTCAATAGTTTGGATAATGCATTTATCAATTTCGTAGGATTCGCAAATATGGAATCTTACAACCCTACAGAGGAAGACTTTGATATAGCATACCAAAAAGTTTTAAACAACTGTGCAATTGCAGGAGACGACACAGCAGCCGCTGATTTAGAAAATGACGCAATAACAAAAGCAGCTGCTTGGTGCGGGCACGTAATAACTTCGGACATTTACAAAAGAGGTAAATCTGGAGTCAATTTCTTGGCCAGAGTATATGGACCGGACCTTTGGACTGGTTCACCCAACTCCTGTACTGATATAATGAGAGCTTTAAACAAATTGCACACTACCACACATATGGATCCATTAATCACACCATTGGATAAATTGGGTCAAAAACTGACCTCATTGTGGTACACTGATGAAAACACGCCAATAATAAAACAGTTGATTACAGCCTTCCAAGAGGTTGGAGGAAAATTAGCTGAAAGATCCGAACAATACTTGTTGTCATACTGGGCTAAATATGACAAAACAGACCAATATCCAAACTTCGAAGAGGAATGGATGTGGGAATTGATACCTGATGATTCAGATATCACAGGTTTTCTCACTTATCTTGGGAAAACAAGAAAACTGGATGAACTGTTGGTCATGCCTTTATTGCACGACGCAGAAGTGAAACCACATATACACCAAGTAGTTTTAAATAAAGACGGAGATCAAATCTTAGTAGGGGAGGATTCAACCAGAGTTGAACAACCAACCGAACAGAAAATAACAATTCCATTTATACCAAAGCTGTGCCCAATTAAACTAACTAAATTGTTATCAAAGAAAGAAAAACCTATAACTCTAAAATTATTCAATCACAAAAAGAAAAGGTCTTATTTCAAAAAGATAAAACACGGCATGGCGGCTTTAGATATAATCTTCAGTAACCAAGGTATGGGATTGGAGGTTAAGGAAGGTGACCTGCGGGTCACCGCCCCCAAACCATTATAGATTGTCGTTGTGAAGTTGTTTACTATAAATGACGCAAAACAGTTGTAAATATTGTAAATTGTACATATGGTCGTTAACTGTCGGCCGATTGAATCTAATGTCAATCAACACGGAAAAATCGTTAAAACAAAACCCAAGACAGCGTAAGGCTGCCAAGTCCCCACAACTCAAACTGCCTAAAGCAGGAAGGACTAAGTCAGCAGATATTCAGTCACGCCTAAAAGCAAAATCACCATGGTACGTATCAATAGAGCATCCAAAACAAGGAGCAGATTGTAAGATACCTGACGCTACAGGTGTTGAGACTGGAACTATTCAACTTATCTTCAGGGAATCAACCACTGTGGGAAGCGGAGGGATGTCTGGTCTAAAAATAGTTAGTCCATATCCTAATAAAATGCTCAACTCACAGATATCACCCGCATCCACAACAGGCTACAACTATCAAACCTTAGCGCCTTCCCAAACTGACTCAACGTTCTTGCAGTGGGGAGCCGGTGGATCAATACCATTTACCAACAACGCTGCACACTCATTTGAAGCATTAAATGAAGTTTTGGAAGCTAACGCTGATTCAGTTCGAATTGTTTCGGCTGAAATTTCGGCAGTGTCGGAAGGTACTTCATTGACCAACAAAGGTGAACTCATCGGATTTGTAGAACCATTTGACGAAGTTAAAACTCCAGCAGGGGCTTTACCAACAGTCGGTCAACTTAAAAATCATTACACATCATCCTATATACCAATTAATTCAGATAAAGGAATACGTGCTCGCTGGTATCCGGTTGAAGCCAAAGGCAGATCCTACAAAGAATTCGTTAGTCCCAAGCTTACAAACATAGATACTCAGCCACAGCCCACAACTTTTAATATGCGAAACGCATTCCCAAGATTTGATCTTGGTGTAGTTACTAATGGAGCAGAGGTAGGTAATGTAATCCAATATGAGGTAGTCGTAAATTACGAATTTATCCCAATTTCTAACAATACTAACATTGTTCAACGTTCACCATCTCCAACGGACGTCATGGAAGAATCCATGGTTCTGAACTGGGTCCAAAACGATCCAGTCGTGAAGGTAGCATCTGAAGCTCAGATCGCTGCTGCACCAACAACAGTTAACCCTTCCCATGATGATAGAGATTCAGAAACTTCTAGTTTCGGAATGTTATTCGACGTAGTTAAAGAAATCGCTCCAGTAGCTTTAGGACTTCTGTCCTTAGTATAAGGATCGACACTATACCAAATATAAAATAAATTTAAAATAATTCCAGGTATTTAGAAATGTCAAATTATATAAAAACATCTTCACAACCCATAAA